GTCTTACACCGAACAACAAATTCGGGAGATTGCAAAATGTGCTGACCCTGTAACAGGGCCAGAATATTTTATGGATAACTACTTCTATATTCAGCATCCAACAAAGGGTAGCATACAGTACCATCCGTTTGACTATCAGCAGAAGTTGATATACACATATCATAACTATCGTTACTCAATTAGTTTAATGCCGCGACAAACAGGTAAGTCTACTAGTGCCGCCGGCTACTTGTTATGGTATGCAATGTTTGTACCAGATTCAACAATTCTAGTGGCTGCACACAAATATCTTGGGGCACAAGAGATTATGCAACGTGTACGTTATGCCTACGAGAACTGCCCAGACTTTATACGTGCAGGTGTAACCAGTTACAATAAAGGTTCACTGGACTTTGAAAACGGGAGCCGCATTGTATCACAAACAACCACAGAAAACACAGGTCGTGGTATGAGTATATCATTATTATACTGTGATGAGTTTGCATTCGTAAGACCTACTATTGCATCAGAGTTCTGGACTTCTATTACACCTACATTGTCCACGGGTGGTAAGTGTATTATTACATCAACGCCTAACAGCGATGAAGATCAGTTTGCACAAATTTGGCGTAGTGCTAATAAATGTTTCGACGAGTTTGGCAACGAAACTGAACTTGGGGCCAATGGTTTTAAAGCGTACCGTAGTAAATGGCAAGAACATCCAGACCGTGACGAAAAATGGGCATCGGGTATGCGAGCACAATTAGGCGAAGAACGTTTCCGACGCGAAATGGAATGTGAATTTATTATCTTTGATGAAACATTAATTAATCCATTGCATTTAGTTGAAATGGCTGGAATAGACCCAATTGAAAAACAAGGGCAAATACGTTGGTATAAAAAACCTGAAAAAGATCGTACCTATGTAGTTGCCCTTGATCCTAGCTTGGGCACAGGGTCAGACCCTGCGGCTATACAAATATACGAATTACCCGGACTTAAACAAGTTGGGGAGTGGAGTCATAACAAAACAATTGTTCAACGACAAGTAGTTATTCTCAAAGAAATTTGTCAGTATCTAACAGATACAGTGGGCAACAACAGCGTTTACTATAGTGTAGAAAACAATACCTTGGGCGAAGCTGCACTTGTTGCCATCAACGAGATTGGCGAAGAAAACATCCCGGGTATATTTTTAAGTGAGCCTAAGAAAGCAGGAAGCGGCAGACATCGTAAAGGGTTTACTACAACTAATAAATCAAAGCTAGCCGCTTGTGCCAAGTTAAAGAGTTTAATTGAAACTAAACGTATGGCAATTGCTAGTAAAGCACTGATATCCGAACTAAAATCATTTGTTGCCTCCGGTACAAGTTATGCCGCTAAAATAGGCGAACACGACGACCTAGTAATGAGCACATTGTTAGTGGTACGCATGGTACAATTTATGCAGAATTTTGATGCAAGTTTTGATGCAGAACTGCGGGATAATGCAGACACATTTATAGAACCAATGCCGTTTATTATGATAAGCGGAATGTAATTAACAACGCTAAATAGTATTATGAGTAAAGAAATTGAATCCATATCCGACGAGCTGTTTAATAAAGTACGCTCGCGTTTTCCTGCTGTCACATTAGGCAATGAAACAGCTGACGACACAAAAGATCCTACCCAGGCACGATTTTTTAATTTTACCTATACTGACACATCTGGCACAGAATACGGTCAGGTAACGTTAAGTCTAGTAGACGAAAAAAGTTTAAAAGTATACTTTTCGCAAAATATCACAAAGAACATGGACCGCGACCAACGACTAGAATGGTACGCATTTATGCGAAATTTAAGAAAATTTACAAAACGCCATCCCATACTTAAAACGTTTGATGTACGTGATATTAATAAATCAAATTTAGAATTACAAGACGTTAAACAACAGGCCAAAACAGATGTTGTGGCAACAGCAAAAGATGTGCCAATGAGTGAAAGCCGTTTATATGGCTCATCACATAAAAGCTATGCCGACATGGGCGAATGTCGCTTGATGATCAAACATACTGGCATGGTCAACAATGACATACACGGTGCCCGTAGTCGTCAAATTGAATCAATTTTCATTGAAACAAGTCGCGGTGAGCGTTTCCGTCTAGAGCATACTAACCTACACGGTGCTCGTGCAATGGCACGTCACCTGAGCGAAGGTGGCAGTATGTATGATGACATTGCTGAATGTATTGATAACATGGTATATGAAATGAGCGCCATGCGTCATTTTGTACGTGCCACAAAGAACAGACAATTTGAAGACCAAGAAACAGCAGATATGACACGGTCTGCAATCCAACACTACCAACAAGTCAAAGGTAGTCTACGACATCTGGCATCTAAACGTTATTACGATGAATTTAAGGAAAGATATCAACCAGAATCGTCAGACAACGACGGTATTGATGTTGATGCACTCAAAGAACGATTTGTTAAAAAGGTCTATGATGACCGCTTTACTGATGCACTACCGATTGTATACCGTGCTCATAAAAAACAAAAGGCCGAAGCAGCTGGCCAATTTGGTAGCGAACTAGCAGAATGGGCAGACACAGTAACAGAAGGTACTTGGACTATTCCTGATTCGGCAGATAAAGTCAAAGCCTTGAAGGTACTGTTGCAACGCCCGATCGCAGTTGGCATGGACGGCATAGATGCCACCAGCGACTTGCACGATTTAATCGGTGATAATGCATTGTTTGATCAAATTACAGATCTTGCTGGTACGCAAGGCCCCGACGCAGATGCAACACCATTGGTCAAAGCCTGGTTACAAGATAACATGCCAGCTATATTTGCACAAGTAAAAGCAACTTTAGAAAAAACAGGACGTGATGCTCAAACCAATTTTGCACCACAAACAAGCCCACAACCAGACAACTCACGTGAGTATGGTGCAACCGGAATGGATTGGCCACTAGAAAATCCAGTTGTTAAAGAATCCGACAATCTAGACTTCCTAAAAAGTTTGGCAGGATTAAAAAAATAAATTTACCAAATCTCTAGGATTTAGATAAATAGTATTGTATACTGCGAGAGTGCTGTATACATTCAGGCACACAAAAAGACCATCTTAATTTATAAAGGACATATATCATGGCAATGACATTAGCAGAGATTCGCGCAAAACTACAAGCATCAGAAGGCCGCAAAGGCGGTGACTCACAAGGGCAAGGCGACAACGCCATTTACGCTCACTGGAATATTCCCGAAAACACAACAGCTCGCGTAAGGTTTCTACCTGACGCAAACTCAAAGAATTCTTTCTTCTGGGTTGAACGTGCAATGATCAAACTTCCGTTTGCTGGCATTAAAGGCCAGTCTGACAGCAAGCCTGTTGTTGTACAAGTACCGTGTGTTGAAATGTGGGGAGAGTCGTGCCCAATTCTTGCAGAGGTTCGTACCTGGTTTAAGGATCCCAATCTTGAAGAGATGGGTCGTAAGTATTGGAAGAAACGTAGTTATTTGTTCCAAGGTTTTGTACACGACAATCCAATGTCGGATGACAAGACATCAGAGAATCCAATTCGTCGTTTCATCATTAGCCCACAGATCTTTAACTTGATCAAGAACGCATTGATGGATCCGGAAATGGAAAACCTCCCAACAGATTATGCCGCAGGCTTGGACTTCTCTATCAAGAAGACCAGCAAAGGCGGTTATGCCGATTACAACACCAGCACATGGGCACGTAAAGAAACTGCTGTAACTGCTGATGAAGCAGAAGCAATTGAAAAGTTTGGATTATACGACTTGGCAGACTTCTTGCCCAAGAAGCCCAGCGATGTAGAGTTGAAAGTCATGAAAGAGATGTTTGAAGCATCCGTGGATGGCCAAGCATACGATGCTGACAAATGGGGTGCGTACTTTAAGCCTGCGGGCTTCCAAAGTAACAAGCCTGCTGCAGACAGCACAGCCAGTGCCCCTGCTCCGGTGGCCAAAGCACCTGTAGTTACAGAAGATGACATTCCACCATTTGATGTGGATGAAACTCCTGCTCCTACTGCACCAGTTCAAGCTAAGCCGTCAAATCAACGTGCCGAGGATATCTTGGCAATGATTCGAAACCGTAAGCAGTAAGACTCTAATGTTATCGCAACTAGATAACATTATATTCCCAGACCGTTGTGATGTACTAGAAATAGTTCCGTCACAACGGTACATCTATCCAATTTTCAAAAATGCCAGTAGTTCTTTAATGAACTCTGGCTTTCGACTTGTTGATCAAGATGAGCTACAGGGAATAAACGAAATTGAAGTGCTGGTTAGAAATCCATTTGACAGATTTATATCCGGAGTGCAAACATACCTGGATACTTTAGATCCTAAATTGCATAGAACAACCGCACTACACTTTGTTGAGAATCATTTATTTTTAAATAGACACTTTTGCCCACAGTTTCATTGGCTAGTTAATTTACGTAGATATACTAGAGCTAATATAACCGTCAAACCATTGCATTACGTAAGTACAATAACATCAGAGGTTAGAAATCAGTCTGACCCTGATCCTATGCTAGCTGAGTATTTTGAAAACAATGACAAAGTGCATTTCTATTTAGAAATAGATAAAGTATTGGTTAACAACCTGCTAGGGCAGACTGTTAGCTTTGAAGAAATTGTTTCTACAATTAAATCAGAGTACCCATTGGTATATAAAGAAGTAATACAGCGTTCAATTGATTTATGTGGTGTCCTAGAATAAAGCATTTTGTAAGATTAAATCCCACGGGCCGAGTAAGCAGATGCGGTCATATGGTCGCACCTCCGCAGTTTAATTCAATTGAAGAAATGAACGACAGTGGGTGGCAACGTAATTTAGAGCACTCATTTATGAATGGGATATTCCCGTCAGAGTGTATCCGATGCCAACAAACTGAGCAAATTAATAAAACAAGCATTAGGTTAAATGCTGTCAACTTTGATTCAACACAAGAGAAAAAAGATTATCTATGTGTGGGCGGAGTCTTGGACAATATATGTAACAGTGGCTGTCAAACTTGCAATCCTAATTGTAGTACAAAGATTGGTAGCCTGTACGGCAAAGAGTATCTAATTGTGGACAATACCAATAAGTTTTGGCAATTACCACAAGATAGGATAACACATTTAGATATCAATGGCGGCGAGCCTAGCGCCAGTAAAAATTACAAACAAGTTCTAGCCAATCTGCCTGCAAATGTACAATCAATTCGTATTAATACAAATTGCAGTATAGTTATGCCCGAGTTACAGTCAATTATAGATCGCGGAATACAAGTTACAGTAACAGTAAGTTTGGATGGCATCAATGAATACCATGATTATCTACGCTGGCCCATTAAATGGGATAAGTTTTATAATAACCTAATGGCGTATAAGTCCATGGGCTTGCATGATTTAAATTTGTGGACCACAGTTAGCTCATTAAATGTGTGTAACCTAACTGAAATATTTGACTTTGTTAAGAAATATGAGTTCAATCATTCCTATGCATTACTACACAGTCCCGATGTTCTTAGGGTCAAGTATAAAAATGGCCTAACATTAAAAGCCCGAGATAAATTAGGTACGCATCCTATTGCAGAACACATTGCTGTTGGTGAAGATAACTCAGACGCACTTGAACACCATCTCGCAGAACAAAATGCTTTGCGTGGCATAGACATAGAACAAGAATATACAAAAGTTTATTATGGAGAGTAAAGAATATTTAACCAATAAAAACTTTTGTCCCATTCCGTGGACTGGGCTCATGTACAACTATGATGGTGCAGTTAAGAACTGTATTCGTAGTACCGGAGAGATAGGCAATATCAAAGATAACAGCATAGAAGATATTGTCAATGGCGCCGTCAACACAATGAATAAGACGCAGATGCGCTCGGGCCAAGCCTGCGTTACCTGCGATACTTGTTATACTTTAGAAAAGAATGAACGTAGTTTTGATATAATCAGTGACCGTGTATTCTATCTTAAAGAAATGAAACACGTAGATCGCACATTGTATGATAGTTCAAATACATTTGATTTACATAAGACTGATATACGTTGGACTAATCTATGTAACTTTGCCTGCGTATATTGTTTTCCTAGATTTAGCAGTAAATGGGCCAGTGAGTTAAACATACAGCAAGAAACCCCCACAGAAGCACAGCGTGACACATTTAAAGATTATATATTTGAACGTTCTGCACAATTAAACCATGTGTACCTTGCTGGCGGCGAACCATTATTAATGAAAGAGAATGTAGAACTACTAGAACGATTACTTAAAACTAATCCCGCGGTTAACCTACGAATTAACAGCAACCTAAGTAAAACAGATACACGAGTATTTGACTTAGTCTGCCAGTTTAAAAACGTACACTGGACAGTTAGTTTAGAAACCATAGAAGCAGAGTATGAATACATTCGTTATGGTGGATCTTGGACAGACTTTCTTGACAGCCTAACAATTATCAAGAGTCTTAATCATAAGATAAGTTTCAATATGCTTTATTTTTTGTTAAACTATCGAAGTTTGTTTGACTGTGTTGAGTACCTGCAAGGGTTAGGTTTTCATAATAATAGTTTTATCATTGGCGGAATTGTTACACCGGAATATCTTAATGTACGCAACTTACCAATTGGAACAATAAATGAACTCAAACAAGAATTTTCCAGACGCATTGATCTTGGACCCGGGTTTCTATTAGAGAACAGTTATAGAAACATTCTATCATACTTAGATGAGCCATGGACAAAGAATTTACCAGCATCATTTAATGAACTTTCTAAATTAGATCAACGTAGACACCTTGATAGTAGTAAAATTTTTAAAGAATTATATGCTCTCAAGTAATACGTTAATTCATAATAGCACTACAGTATATGATTTTAATTATATCACGGTGGATAAGACTGAACTATTACAACGTATACAGTATTGGAAAGATTACTTTACACAGCATCGAGTTACGTCAGTGAATCTATTGTGTTATCAAGGAATAACACAAACTGCTATTATGTTTGCATGTTTTGAAAAATCAATATC